TCAGCGGCTTTTGAATGGGTGTCATGGATTCAAAAGTAAGTTTCAGGCTATCAATACCTACCTTTTTCCCTAATTCAATAAAATGCGTCTCTTTTTCCGCTAGAATAAGATGTTTAGCGGTGGCTTCTTTGACCGTTTGTGTAATAGCGGATAACTGCAACTGTTCTTTTTCCTGTTGTAACTGCTGATTGGCCGTTTTATAACCAAGAAGCAGGTCAATAGAAGAAAGAATCTCGTTTTCTCCGGCTGTTTCCAGCAACCCTAATTTCAGGGCAATAGTTTTGTAATCCATTTTTTCTTCATTTTTTTGATTATTGTTATTATTGAGCAACGGCAGACTGTCATTTTCTTCGCCAGCCGATAACTTTAATTCCTCACCTTTAAAACTCAACATCAATGGCAGGGCATTGTCATTCCCGCCGATGTCAACCATACTTGTTTCTATTAATTTGCTTCTTATGGCAGTTGCCCGGTATTGACCCGGCTTTATCAGTTCTGCCGCATCGCTTGTTTCCAATACTTCAAAATGTGCGGAAGCCATTTTAAGCGTACCTTTTTCCCATTGTTGTTTTGCCAGCTTGCTTTCTTCGCGTACTTCGTCAAAGTAAGGTTCACCGGTGATCTTGTCACCTTCTTTGCGAACATCCTTTATACATCCGATTATAATGCCCCGCCAGTGCATCCACAGAAGAACCGGGTTCTTTTCGTATTGGGAAATATCTACTCCTTCAGTTTTCACCCATGTGCCATAACAGTTCACGGATTCATCACTTATTACTATTCGCTTTGCCATTTACTACATATTAATTGTTTTTGGTTTCCGCACTTTTGCGCCTTAATTCACTGCAAACATACCGACCGAAAATAGCCCCGACAAAAAAGTGTGTAAGCCTTGCGCACTTGTATGAAAGCATTTCGCAATAGTTGGAAAGCGTTTCACACTTAATTGCCCCGCCCGGTTTTGCTTGACAATTTTGCCAAAAAGTAAAGCAGAATATGTCTAAAAATGAAGTAGAAAAGATTAAGGAATTGGCACGCATGTACTACCTGAATGGTGATACACAAAAACTCGTTGCGGAAAAGGTGGGTAAAAGTCGTGTCACAATTAATAAGTGGGTAGCTGAAGGCGGGTGGGATGCTATGAGAGTTGCAAAAACTATCACCCGAAAGGAGATTGTTACCAAGATGATGCAGGAAGCTAACAAGAAGCTGGAAGAAGGCAAATTGACATTTGATGAAATGTCAAAGCTGGCGGCATCAATAGATAAAATAGACAGGCAGACAAACGCGATCACAATATATGAAGTAATGACCGCATATAATGAATGGCTGGTGGTGCGCATGGGTGTAGACAAGGAACTGACGGCAGAACTGGTTAGGGCAATGAACTATTATCAGGATGTATTTCTTTCCGAACATGTGAGTAAAAACAGTTTTGTGTAATGGCTTCAATTACTCTTAAACAGGCGCGGGAAAGGTGGAAACAGTTATCGGAAACGATACAAACAATGTCCGCCGTTAATGTGGCAGAAACGAAAGCCGCCCAAATAGAACGTATTGAACGTGTCCGGAAAGACTATGCCTATTTCGTTGAGTATTATTTCCCGCATTATTGTAAAGACAAGGTAACAGGCAAAGTTACGCCGTCGGCTAAATTTCACATCGAAGCGGCTAAAAAGATACTTCAGAACCGCGATTTAATTGCGGTGTTTAAATGGGCGCGCGGACATGCGAAATCTACCCACATGGACGTAATGATTCCTATGTGGTTAATGTGCCAAAAACAGCGACAGATTAATGTTATGGCACTTATCGGCAAATCCGAGGATAATGCTAAAACACTGTTAGGGGACATTCAGGCGGAATTACAGTTTAACAAACGGTATATACATGATTTCGGGCCGCAATACAATGCCGGTAGTTGGGAAGAAGGCGAATTTGTCACAACTTCCGGTGTTGCCTTCTTTGCCCGTGGACGCGGACAGTCACCGCGCGGAATGCGATACCGTGACCGTCGGCCCGACTATATTGTGATCGACGACTTAGACGATGACGAACTATGTGAAAACGATGCACGTGTACGCAAATTGACCGAATGGGTAAAAGAAGCCCTGTTCGGGTCTTTTGGGGCTGAAGGCGGACGTTTTATCATGGTGGGTAATCTTATAAGCAAATGTAGTGTACTGGCTAATATAGCGGCTGCAAAGGGCGTTTTTGTTAGTCAGGTGAATGTAGTAGATAAATACGGTAAACCTTCTTGGCCGGAATACTGGACGCCTGAACGCATAAAGACAAAGCGTGAATTTATGGGATACCGGGCCTTTGAGAAAGAATACATGAATAATCCGATTAAGGAAGGCACTGTATTTCGTAAAGACTGGATTCGTTGGAAAAAGATGCTGCCACTTGAACATTATGATAAGATTGTGGCCTATTGTGACCCATCATTTAAAGGGAGTACCCAAAATGACTATAAGGCAATAAAAGTATGGGGCAAGATCGGAACAGAACTGCATCACTTGTCTGCATTTGTGCGTCAATGTTCGGTTAGTGAAATGGTACGCTGGTTCTATGATCTGCACGAACGAATCCCGGAAGGGGTGATATGTGAATACTACATGGAAGCGAATTTCTTACAGGACATCATACTAGATGAATTTACCACTGAAGGGAATTTGCGTGGATACCAGTTACCCATTCAGGGAGATAAGCGTAAAAAGCCGGAAAAGTTTGGTCGTATTGAAGCCGTTTCGCCATTATGGGAACGGGGATTTGTCTACTACAATGAAAAACTACAAAATGACCCTGACATGTTGACCGGCATAGAACAAACACTGTCAATCGAAAAAGGAAGCCGCACGCACGATGATGCGCCCGACGCCGATGAAGGAGCAATTTACATTTTACAAAAATATACAAGAGTACAAGAGTATCAACCTAGCTTCGGTATGCGCCGAAGCCCTAAAAATTCATGGTAATATGATTAAAATGATTAAAGAAATTATTCTGAATTACAGAATTAAAAGAGCTGTAAAAATGGCTCGTGAATTGTCGCTGACAAGTAAAAGAAAGTACATGGCTCTAATGGTGGCCGGTGTTCCAAAAGTCTATTCCAAACAGGAATTAAAAAGCCTTATTCAAAGGCATACTTTTAAAAAGGGCACTACTATTCAGGATTTGGAAAGACGTGCAATCATTGTAACGGGATGATTATGTTCTTAACAGAAAATGATTATATCGTAGCTTCAGCCGATTCTTTGAACATCTTCCAACAAAGTACACCACAAAAGCGTGAACAGGCTGAAAAAATGGCTATTGAAGAAATAGCAGGCTACTTACGAAGCCGCTATGATACCGGGCGTGTTTTTTCCGCAACAGGTGATAACAGGAATGATATTATTGTCATGTACACCTGTGATATTGCCCTGTATCACCTTGTGTCATGGTTGCCTAATAAAATGGGGCGTGAGATAAGGAAAGAACGGTATGACCGCGCAATCAAATGGCTGGAAGAAGTACAGGCAGGCAAGGTTACACCGGACATTCCGACCTGTACCGGCGAGAATGGAGAAGATGATGTGAACAACCCTATTAAATGGGGGTCAGGAAAAAGTAACACTTACATTTGGTAAAAATGAGCAGAAAACAACGTACAATAACTAAAGACCTGAATATTGGCGGGTTTAACCTTGCAAGGGAAAACGACCGAAAAAGGCTTAGTTCTATGATGGTGGAACTAAAGCAGCAAGCGGACGCACTGACACAAAAGGATTTGAAAAACTGGCGGCAGGCGTGGCAAATGGCTTTGAACATAGATAATCCCCGGCGTGGCCCGCTATATGATATTTATTCCGACATCGACGCTGATTTACACCTGACCGGCTGTGTAGGTCAGCGCAAAGGTTTCGTGACGAAAAAAAGTTTCAAACTGGTAGATGTGAAAGGGCAGGAAAATGAAGAAGCTACAAGATTGTTTGAAACAAGGTGGTTTAAAGACCTTATTGACTATATACTTGATAGCCGTTTTTGGGGTCATTCACTTATACAGTTGGGTGATGTAGTAACTGTTGACGGGATAATGCGTTATCAGAATGTAGAACTAATTCCACGAAAACATGTCATACCTGAATATGGTGTTATAATTCGGGAACAGGGCGACGAATGGAAACAGGGATATGATTACAGGAACACCCCTTTATCCGATTGGGTAATTGAAGCCGGTAAACCTAAAGACCTCGGTTTATTCCTCAAAGCAGCACATCAGGCAATCCCAAAGAAAAACATGTTGGCGTTTTGGGATCAATTCGGGGAAATATTCGGTATGCCTATAAGAATAGCCAAATCAACGACTCGCGACCCGAAAGACCGTAACCAAATTGAAAATATGCTTTCAAGCATGGGCGCGGCTGCATGGGGATTATTCCCTGAAGGTACCGAAATAGATATTAAAGAAACGACTAGGGGGGACGCGTTTAACGTCTATGACAAGCGTGTTGACCGTGCCAACAGTGAAATAAGTAAGGGATTATTAAATCAGACAATGACTATTGACAACGGCAGTTCACTGTCACAGTCAGAAGTACATCTTGAAGTCTTTGAAAACGTGATCGACAGTGATGCCGATCTTGTCAAAGACATCGTTAACGATCAACTGCTTCCGCGCATGGTTAAGCATGGGTTTCCGCTTAAAGGCTTGTATTACGTGTATGATGAAAGTATAGATTATACCCCGGAACAACAGGTCGCATTTGAAACAATGCTATTGGAACACTTTGATTGTGATTCAAAATCATTTGAAGATAAATACGGCATCAAAATACTTGGCACTAAAAAAGTAACCCTGTCAAAACCTTTTTTCGATTAGAGGTTGTGTCAAAATGCTGGCAC